TTCACTTACTCGTTCGGTAGTAACTGAAGAGGTTGAGCTAGCTGTTGCAGCCTAACCAATTGGCGGCAACTGCCAATCATAAAAGAAAGTTGCAAGCTGGCAAGAAAAAAGGTTCGTAGTATTGCCTATTTGACATTGAGTGGAACCTTGAGGATTAGTCCAATACCCATTTAGATCGTCACTATCAATGTCAGTGAAACTTGGCTAATACCTGGGAGTAGACCAGACTGAGCGTTAAGTCTGAAAGAAAAAAGAAACGCACCCAAAGTTTGTTGATGTCAAACAATCAACTAAGCCTGTGAATGAGTCCAATGGACATTCGATCTGGACGAGGGTTCGACCCCCTCCGGGTCCACTAAATTAATCCCATCCTCTACCGGATGGGATTTTTTGTGATATATAGGAATATGAAACACATTAAATTATTTGAAGATTTCATGAATCTAGATAATCTTAAGGGATTACAAATGATTGATGAGGATATTTTTGATTTAATTGGTAAACATCCAAATTACTTTAACAGTTCTTACGTTTCAAAAATAGCTAATAAGTTAGGATATAAACTAAAAATAAATTTAGATTCAGGTAATAATGGTGTTGCCTATATATTAGATGGCGGTAAAGTATTAAAAATAACTACGGATAAAACAGAATTTTTAGTAGCTAATAAATTAAAAGGTAAAAATTTAAAAAGAATAAGTAACATATATGAAACTTACAAAATTAAAGACCAAGGCGTTTATATAATAGTTTTGGAATATTTAGATAGTTTACCAGAAGAATTGTTTGAATTAGTGAAAAATTATAACGGATCCTTTGGTTGGGGGCCAGAATTTGATTGGTTGATAATACAATTGAATGATATTGAAACCGAATTAAAGAATAACGGTATATCAGATCCAAAAGATTTTGATTGGGGGATGAATATGGGATTAAAAAATGGAAATTTAGCGGTATTCGATGTTGGTGATCAAACTATTAATTATGGTGATTATCCAGAATTAGATATTTCAAATTTATAACGCGGGTGGGATTTTTCTTTTAAAATTTTCAACCGAAATTTTGATTAGAACGATGAACGGAACACTTACACATAACTTTTTAATCCCCTCCGGTCCTAGGGCATTTGGGACTCCGTACGGATAAATAGTATTATGAAACACATTAAATTATTTGAAGATTTCATGAATCTAGATAATCTTAAGGGATTACAAATGATAAATGAATACTTAGTAAATGATGTAATAAGGTTTAAGAAATATCTCGAATCCCCAAAATCTTTAAAGAAGAAATCTCTTCCTCATAAATACTACTATCTCTTTGATGATTTTATTTTAGAAACCGGGTATAAATTTAAGGGGTCTAAAGAAATTGATGGAGATAAAATAATATCATGGATAGAGAATAATGATAAGAAAGCCTACGAAGAATTTGCAGAATATCTGTACAATAAGATAGAAGATGAAACCCTCCCGATAGAAAAACGTAAGTATCCTGCTTGGAGGTGGCTTAAATCCCCTGAGATAATTAAAAACCAATGGCTCATACATTTTACTGATTATGCGAAAGAGATCAGTAAAGATGGATTCAAATATGGAGCTAAAAATCTTGATGATCTGGCAGCTACTACAAGATTATCTAAAGCTGATAAAGAGGCAGGAGGATATAATTTTGCATTTTCAATCGATGATTTTCCTAAGTACTATAGCTATTATACTAATTACGGTCTTTTACCAAAATATGGACCTCTTGCTGTGTTATTTAAAGCTTCAGGTATTAGGGTTTGGCATGAAAAGGATCAGGAGTATCAGGTGATTTTTTATGGGAGAGAGGCTACTGATATAATACCTATAGTGTTCGGAGAAAAGAATTGGGCAATATTTGATAAAGATGGAAGAGTATTATTTGAGAATGATGACTTGGATAGGGTTGTTAAATGGGCGATAGATAACTATAATCAATATCGCAAAAAAATTGATTGATAAAAATCAATACTTACAGTTTTATTTGACCCCCTACCAGGAGGATAATGCTAAGCAATTTTTGAAACTTTTTAGATAAATACTAATATAAAAATTAAACAAATTATTATGACACTTACTATTACTACAATTTTATTGGTTGCATTGATCCTTGGATTTTGGTACCTATATTCTAGAAATTCGTCTACCAACACAACAGGATCTATCGATGTTGATCTTGACATTAAATTAGATGGAACTGATGAAAGCTCCGAAGAAAACTCAGCTACAGTTTCTGTTGGATTCAGCGGAACTACTGGTGAACCTGAAGCTAATGAAATTAAAGAACCAATTATCAAGGAAACAGTTTCTGAGGGTAAAAAATCAGCAAAAGCTAAAGCACCAAAGAAAGGACCTTCCAAAAAAGGGAGAAAACCAAAAAAGGATAAAGGAAACGATCTACTACTAAGCTAAATAAAAACTCCTTCAGAAAGAAGGAGTTTTTTTTGCTATTTAATTTTTTATTCCCGTTATAGAAATCTAATTTTAGGCAACTTCTAAAAAAAATACCAATGATACTAAGAACTATCAAAAACAAAGTCTTATTAAGATTCTACAAGATGTCCAGATTCTTTAAAAGAGGACACTATAACAAAACCAAGCTATCCAAGAAAGAAAGGACGCTCAAAAAAATACTAAGAGAGATCCTTGAAAATCCAGATAGCAGAATCTACTACTCTCCTGAGAGTTACCGGATATTCACTCACAATAAAGAGAAAACCTACATAATATCATTTGATGATAGGGAGGTAAGAATCACGAACCATAAATCATTTTCGAGGTTTGATATACATCCAGATTTTGGTAAATCAATCATCCGAGATGCTTTTGCTAGAATAGAATCTGATATGCAAAAGCTGGAAAGCGAAGCGGTTTCAAATGAGGATCTTTTTCTAGATGGGGTTTACGATAATTTCAAAAATCCAGAATCCGGTGAGAATGGAATTCCTGAAAAGTACTTTCAATCAATTCTAGAGGAAGCTAATTAAGTATGAGAATAGCTGTAATTGCACACGATAACAAGAAAGCTGATCTCGTTGCTTTTATTCTGAAGAGACTTGATTTTTTTAAAAAACACGAGATCGTAGCAACTGGGACCACAGGTAAGCATATAGAGCACGCCGGCATAGAGGTAACAAAAAAGCTTTCCGGTCCTAAAGGAGGAGATGCACAGATAGCAGCGGAACTTGTTGAAGGTCGAATAGATGGGGTTCTTTTTTTCATTGATCCCTTAACATCTCATCCACATGAGGTTGACGTCCAGATGTTGCTAAGACTTTGTAATGTGTGGAATATTCCAATAGCAACAAACTATTCTACGGCTAAGCTTCTAGTAGAAGCTATAATTAAAGAGAAGTAAAATGATACTGTGCTTTATATCAGATACTCATGGCCAGCACGAGAATCTTAAATTAAACCTATTCCTAGAGAAAATTCTTGGCAAATATCCTGATTCGGTTTTGATCCACTGTGGGGATATTTCAAATAGAGGCAGAGATTATGAGGTAGTGGATTTTATTTCCTGGTACGATAGTTTAGGGTTTAAAAAAAAGATACTGGTAGCAGGAAATCATGATTTTCTTTTCGAAACTAATCCTGAAAGATGTAACGAAATACTAGACGGAAAGACGATAATATATCTGAATGATTCTGGTGTAGAGATAGATGGTATTAAATTTTGGGGAAGTCCAGTAACTCCCTGGTTCTATGACTGGGCTTTTAACAGGAGAGGCGAAATTGTTGATCACTGGGATCTAATACCTTCGGATATAAATATACTCATTACACACGGTCCTCCAAAAGATATTCTTGATTACACTTTCAATGGACACAAAAATGTTGGTTGTCCAGAGCTTTCCAGAAAGATTGGGGATCTAAAGAATCTTATAGCACATTCCTTCGGTCACATCCACGAATCATTTGGAACAGATATCATAGATGGGGTTACCTATATTAACGCCTCTTTTCTGAATCTTTCCTATTATCCAGCCAACTATCCCATCATATTTGATACCGAGGAAAAAAAATCCTATATTTTTTCAGACCTAGACTGAAATCTTATTGATATTTGTTCATAGAAAAATAAAACAATAAATTTTAAATGAGAACTTTCCAAAAACCATCCGATGCTATAAAATGGACTAAGGAGCGGTTGTCTGATTGTGGGTATGTAGTTAAAACGGAAAAATGGCAGGGTATAGAAGCACCCGACGATATGTTTGAGATTATGAACCATTCTTTCCAAATGTTTATCCCACATTCTTTGGAAGAACTTATTGATGAGGTAAAACCGAATCTTGACTGGGCGGATGAGCACTTCTTTGAAAGAGTTGGGGGTCTTCCCCTTAATCCACCTCCTTCCCATGTTAACTGGCCATTTGCTCAAAAGAATAACGAGAAGTTTGGTGGGAATAGTAGATTTTCCCACACCTATCCGGAAAGGATATGGCCTAAATACGCATCAGAAGAACCCAATACCAAATTATCAGGAATACGTTTCGATTACGGAGATCTTGCTGATGTTGTTGATTTATTAGAGAAGGAGCCATTTACCAGACAGGCTTTTTTGCCCATATGGTTTCCTGAGGATACCGGAGTAACCCACGGAGAAAGAGTACCGTGTACTATAGGGTATCATTTTATGCGGAGAGGAAATTGGTTCCATATAGCTTACTTTATTAGATCATGTGATTATATAAGACACTTTAGAGATGACATATATCTAGCGATAAGAAAACTTATGTGGATATTAGATGAGCTTAAAAAGAGAAATCCGGATACATGGAACGATGTTGTTCCTGGGTATTTTTCTATGCACATAATATCTTTGCATTGCTTTAATAGCGAGAAGGGATTATTAAAATTAAGTAATAAGTAGCATGAACGAGATCTTAATGAAAGCGGTAAAAGAACTAGCTGATCAATATCAGGAAATAGTAAATTTAGCTAGAAAATATCCCAATGACGCCGAATTAGGAAAGCAGGTTAGAATTTCTATCAGAGATTATATTTCTAATAAAGAGACTGATAAAAAAGTTGAATCCCAAGATAAAAAATAGAAAATGGATCTAAAATCAAGTTATTTCAAAGAGATAAAAAAGCCAACGGACAACATGTTATCTTTTTATGAAAAAATGTTTAAAAGAAACCAATCTAAGTTTATTAGAAGATCCAGTCTAGAGGTTTCCCATTTGGGTGTCGAGTTTGATTATGACGATAAAAAAATGAAGTTACTGGGATCAATGGACGCCAATCTCATGGTAGCTGAGGATATAAATGACGGAAAATGTTATATAATACATTGTGACAGCGTTACAAACTCGGTTTTAAAAAAAGATTAGTCTTGTTAGAATTCTACATTAAAACATATAGCCCGGAGGTACACATTCAGATATGTGAGCTAATTTCTTTGACATTATCCAAGATTCTTTCGGATAAGATGGGTGATGAATCTGACGATTTTTATGGGATGTTCCTATTGAGAAGCAGCGATGAAATTTATGAGATTTTTTCTGAGTTTAGAGATATAACTTTAGAAATGCCAGAAGGAAAAGTTATCAGATAGATCTCTTATCCATATTCTTGTCGATATATAGTCCGTATCTATATCTTTTTGAAATCGGGCAATAAAACAAATTGATATATGGACGAGAATAACATAAACCAAGCGTTCTTAATGAAGCAAATATTGGACGAGCTTACCAAACTCAAGTCCAATATGCCTAATGGGGAGCTAAAGCACCTCCAAGACAGCATAGAAGATTTGAAAAGGGACCAAAAGTCCTTAAAGGATGACATATCTGATATTAAGAAAAAGCTTCTTGATCCAGAAACTGGTGTAATTGTGAAGGTTAACGAAAACACAAAATTTAGAGTGCAGGAGGAGGGAAGATATGAGGACTATTTGGAGTTCAACGCGGATCTTCAGAACCTAAAAAAATGGCAGGGCGGAATAAATAAGGCAATGTGGATAATTTTTACAGCCATTGCAGCTATTGCGCTTAAAGTTATTTTCGACGTGGGGTAAACCCCACATAAAAAAAAGATTGGACCATGGAATCAGGAAGCTTCAAAGAATTCATGGATATGCAGGACAACGAAGGTCCTTTCCTAGGGGATTTAATTTACCCCAAAGTTAAGGAGGCGATTCTAGAGAACTATGAGGAGGCTTCTTTATTTACACTGATTCCCACAGACAACAAGGAATATCCCGAGGGTATTGTTTTTACGTTAGATCGAGCTCAATTTTCAATATTTCTGGAAAATTATTTAAAGCTGTGCGAAGATGAGGAGCAGTATGAAAGATGTTTGGAAATATTGGATCTACAGGAGCTCATTACAGAATGACGTTAAGCATGAACGGGGAGGAGAAGAAAATATATGATAAGGCACTCGCAAAGTATTCCATAATTGTGAGATGCGGAGGAAATTCGATAGAAGAAATCAAAGAATGTATTAGCATATTTGAAGAATTTGAAGATTATGAAAAATGTGCCGACCTACTCGAAATATTAAAGGCTTACGAGACTAAAAAGTAGTGAGAATAGAGAAATTAAAAGGTGAAGATAATCAATAGACAGATTTTTGAGAATGCTCTGAAGAGCATGGAGGTTTATGGACTAGATGGGATGAGCTCTCCTAGAATATTAGCTAAGAGAAATATTATAAAAGATTCACTCATCAGATATTATGAATCTACCGAAGAATTCGAGAAGTGTAAGTACATAGTTGGCTTTTTCGAGGATCTAGAAAAAGAGATAGCTCTAAATAACAAAAAAGTCAAGGCTCTAAAAGCCAGAAAAAACAAATCCGATAAGGATAGTTGATGCCTAATCAGCCAGTTATTGAAACCTTTAGTTCTAAATTAGGTATAATTGTTATCAAAAACAAACAACTAATCAATGAAGTTTTCAGAATTATCGTCAGAGCAAGTATTTGAGATTTCCAAAATATATTGGGATCGAAAGATGGGATGGGACGAAAGAATGGAGGCTCTCAGTCAGTATCTAGGTAAATCCGAAAGAACTGTTCAGAAGTGGATATCAAAATTAGGTATCACAGAGAAATCCATACAAGAATCCCCTCAGCTAATTAGAGCAAAGGAAAAAAAATTCAATAAGAGAAAAAGAAGATTCATTGTAACTTGGGCTCAAAATGATACCCCAGTTCATGATAACTTTATTCTTAATATAGAGACATACGCTAATCATATTAACGCTGACATTCACGTCATAGCAGGAAGATATAAAAATCCAACATCAGTTTTTACTGATAAAAAATACGAGCAGTGGCCGGATAGGATTATAAAGTATTTAGATGCAAACAGACACGAGATCCATAAATATATGTGGATAATGTCCGATGTTAAAATACAGCCTACTGCGGTTGATCCTATGACTGGGCTTCAGGGTATGACCGGGATAAATTCATGTATATTCGGATCACCCAAGGTTCAGATGGAAACAATTCCAGTGCTTGAAGGAAATCTACCCAAGATTATGATGACTACCGGCGCATGCACGGTGAAAAATTATACAGATTCAAAATCGGGTAAAAAAGGAGAATTCCATCACACATTGGGATTTGTCGTAGTTGAAATTAAAGATGATGAAACATTTTTTGCCCGACAGGTAACAGCAAATGAAGCTGGTGATTTTACCGACCTTTACTACAGGGTAGAATATGATCCGGACTCAGATCAAAGCACAGTAAAAACAATAGATAGAGTCTCTGCAATTATCCTGGGAGATGTCCATTATGGACAACATGACCAGGAGGTTCTTGATAATACTCTGGGAATGTTTAAAAACATCAAGCCTGATTATGTGGTACTTCATGATGTTTTCGATGGTCTTTCTATAAATCATCACGAATCCAATGATCCTTTCGTTCAGTATCATCGTGAGATAGAAGGCACTAATTCTCTTAGAAATGAGATAGATGCCATGCTAAATGGTCTGGAGGAGTTCAGAAACTATAAAACAGTTATAGTAAGAAGTAACCATGATGATTTCTTAGATCGATGGTTAAAGAACACCGACTGGAGAAAGGCAACTACAATGAAGAATTCCATAGAATACATGGAGTTTAGTACGTTGCTTCTTAAAGGGGAAGCACCAAATGGGATCATTCCGTACCTCATAAAGCAAAAATTCCCAGATTTTATTACTCTAGGAAGAAGCGACAGTTTTGTTATAAAAGACTGGGAGTTGGGACAGCACGGTGATATTGGTTCAAATGGAGCCAGAGGTTCTCTTTTACAATTCAGAAAATTGAATAGAAAATTAGTGGTAGGACATTATCATTCACCAGGAAGAAAGGACGGAGCACTTGCTGTTGGTACCTCTACTAAACTAAGAGTAAATTACAATCTAGGACCTAGCGGATGGCTACATTCACATGTGATTATACATGATGATGGTAAGGCACAGCACATAAACTTCATAAAGGGTGGATTTACCACTCTAAAGAATTAATATAGGGTCCAGGTAGACATGCTAATTTGGATATATAATTTAAAAAAATCTAAATTATGATAATCTACAAAACTACCAATTTGATAAACGGGAAGATATACATAGGGCAAGACACCAATAACGATCCGAATTATATGGGTTCAGGAAAAATAATTAAGGAAGCAATTAAAAAATACGGAAAGTCTAGCTTTGTTAAGGAAATTCTGGAAGAATGTAAAACTATAGATCAACTGAACGAGAGGGAGATTTATTGGATCTCTTTATTTAATTCAACCGATAATAAGATAGGCTATAATATACTAAGGGGTGGTCTGGGATCTAAAGGATTTAAACAATCACCTGATGTTATAGAAAAGATAAGAGAAAATAGCAATTCCGATAAATTTAAGGAAATTATGTCTTCTCCAGAAGTTTCTTCTAGGATATCTGAGGGACAATTAAAATCGGAAAAAAAGAAGGAGTTACATTCTTCTGAGGAATACAGAGAAAAAATGAGCAAAGCTCTTAAGGGTAGGACTTTTACCGACGAGCAGAGAAAAAAAATATCAGAAAGCCTGAAGGGAAAGAAAAAAACCGAGGAACACATAAAAAATCTATCGGATTCTCTGAAAAACAGCGAAAAAATAAAAGGAGAAAAAAACCCATTCTATGGAATGAAACATTCTGAGGAAACAAAGGATAAAATAAGAAAATCAATCCAAAGTAAAAATAATGATAGAAAAAAATAATCCACCTCTTCTTCGCGAGCTAAAGTTTATTGCTGGCGTTGATGAGGTGGGCTGAAGGCCGAGGATGTCTTTCTGGTCCAGTGGTAGCTGCTGCTGTGATACTACCCGATGGATTTTACGATCCGAGAATTAAAGACAGCAAATTAATTAAAAGTCAAAAGAAAAGAGAGGAAGTAGAACTAATCATAAAGGAGAATGCAATATCATGGGGAATAGGAGCTAGTTCACCTCAAGAGATTGATCAGATGAATATACTTCAGGCAACATTCTTGGCTATGAAAAGAGCCATAGATTCTTGCTCAAAAAAGCCCGATTTTCTATATGTGGACGGAGATAAATTCCCAGGACATAACGGAATTCCCTACGAGTGTGTCATAAAGGGTGATTCCAAGATACATTCAATTTCAGCAGCATCTATTCTGGCTAAGGTACACCGGGATAAGCTTATGAGACAGATAGGAATTGAATATCCAGCATATAAATGGGAAACCAATGTTGGGTACGGTACTGCTGACCACATTAATGAGATAAGAAGATCTGGATTAACAAAGCACCACAGAAAAACTTTTTGTTTAAATTTTATAAAATGAATACTATGGAATCGCAAGAAATCAACCAACCTATGTCAGAATCGGAAGAAATGAAAATCCTTGGTATAGAGGAATTCGATAGAGCCGAGTGGGTTTTCCAATTTGATGATGAGGAACCTATTGTTATTGCTTGGAGCAATAGTAAAGAAGAGCCAGGCGAATTATCTTTTATTCTTAAGGCTAATAGCGAGAGCAATCTAACTTTTAGATCTGCTAATGGATCTAAGAAAATGCAAATATTTGCCCGAAGAATGCCGGATGAAAGAAGAGCTGAACTAGATGAACTTAGCAGGATAGAGGAAGAAAATATAGAAAAGATAAACCAAACCGAGGTTAAAGAATAATTATTATGAATAAAACTAAATTCGATTTCGATGATATCCTGGTTCAAC